TCCTCTTCAAGGGCCTTTACTCTTGCGAGTACTTCAGAGTCTTCGGACTCAGTGGCTACTTCTACTTCACCATTGAGTGAATTCTCGTCTTCGGCCTTTTCTTGAGGCTCAGCCTGAACGTCCTCAGGCTTCTCTTCTGGCTTTTCAGCTTCTTCAGAATCAACGGCAACTTCTTGCTGTTCATCTGCTTTCTCTGAATTGTCGTTGGAGATCTCTTCTGCTGCAGCTGGCTGTTCTTCAACAGCGGCTTCAGCTACTTCTTCTTTTGCTTCTTCTTGAGTTGGTTCAACAACTTCTTCTGCCGACTCTGAAGCGATTGAAGACAATGAGTTGCTAAGTTCTTCAGCAACGGCAAGGATGTCTTCTTGTTTCTCTACATTCTCCATTGTTTCATTCTCCTGAGATTCAATGTTATCTTTGATATCTTCATTAGATAGTAATGAAGCTTCATTGTATTTGTAATTTTCACTCTCCTGAACAGCCATAGCTGTCAAGAATGAACCTTTTAATTGGAGATATAGCGGTTTTGATTCTTTTGCTTTTAGACCAGTTAAAATTGATCTATGCTCTTTAACCGAATAAATATCTTCCTCATCCATGCTCAATACAAAAGCTGAACTTTTTGCTACCCAGTCATTAGTAGAATCTTGTACTTTAAGATCTCCATCAACTGTTTTTTTGCTTCTCACACCAGACTTTGAATCTGCTGGTTGATTAACAAAAGAATACTCTTTGAATGAAATGTCCTGCATATCAACAAAAGCAAGTTTGCCCTTATAAACTTGACCTCTTCTATACTTTGGAAGGGTTGGTCTTCCACCTTCTCCTTCAGCTGCTAGGTCTTGACCAGAGATTGAGCATACGGCCTTGCCTGCTCTTCCTCCAACCGAACCGGTAAGATATCTCCTGTCCATTACTTTTTCAATTGCAATAGGATCTGTAATAGCTATTTGGAGACGGACAAAAGCAGACCCATCTGCTTCTTTATCCATTTTTGCTGCCATAACTCTACCAATTGGTTCAGAGTTCAAATCATGATTTAAGATAATTGGCTTTGGGTATGGTTCGACCCATGACTGAAGTGCTTCTTCTAAAGCTTTTGCTGAATAGTTATTGTAGTTAGCTGTTAGTCCGTTCATGGATAGCAGCAACCTCAATAATAAGACCTTTTGATGAATTTGCGGATTCTGCAAAATTTAAATCTACATCTGTGAAGTCGGGCATTTCCACAGTAAATGTTTCCACAAAATTAAAAGCCATTAATATCTCCGTTTTTAAAAACCTACAAATATAGTAAATTTACTTTTATAACATTAAACAATTTTATATAAAGATATCATATTTTTGTCAACTTTTCAAGTAGGTCAAAATATCGTCTATCTCCATTTTTAAAATACTCATTTATCATCTGGGGGTGCATGATATGGGGAGCATAAATATAGGAAGCACTATAAAGGTTTGTGTAGCCTTTTTTATGCGCATCTGCACACCATCCTAGATCTTCCCCCTGTGCGTGGAATGTATAGTCAACATTATTATAAGTATCTTTTGACATCATTTTTGCTGCCATAATAATGTCTGACTTAAAATAGGTTCCTAGTGGATAATCTTGAGTTCTTTTTGCTCTTTTCCCTGGTTCATCAACCCATGTCATCACACTTGGAAAGTCTGTTCCAAATGGAGTCATAAACATGAGGGGACTTACTGCATCAGCGCCATCTTGTATGTGAGTTACAAGCAATTCTATAGTCATAGGATTTTGCAGAATGATATCTGAGTCAAGACTAAAGAAATAGTCTGGTTGCAGTTTTCTTACTTCATTCAATAAAGTATTTCTAAGTGAAATCATATTATGATACTTAGACATAGTCCATTGTCTGGAGTTTTCTGCATGCTCGTGATGAGCTATATCATCTTTAGGAATCAATTCCAAATATGGTATTTCTGGATGAACGCTCTTCCAAAGATTTATATAATGAATTGTCTTTTCATCATTAGATGATGTAATAAAAACAAAACCAACTTTTGACAAGTCAATGTTTTGCTTTTCTATTGCTGCTGCCCAGTAGGGAAAGATCCAATCTCTTTTATAGATTGGACAACCAATTATTAATTTCATTTTTCTTCAGTTGTTTTTGTTTCTTTCTTTACAACTGGCTTTTGCTCTGGTTCTTTTTCTTCAACCTTAGTTTCAGCCTTAGCTTGTGGTTCAACCTTTTTTTCATTTTTTGGTTCAACTACTTCAACTTTTTTCTCTTCTTCATCGTCGTCACTTAAAACTTCAACAAAAATTTCGTTGAATACATCAATAATGTCAGTAAGAATTGATAGAGCTAATCTTGATTGACCGTTTTCAACGGCCATTCTAAAACCTTTAATTGCGTCTTCTTCTAGAAGATATTGTTTAGAGATGTCTGAAAGAATTTGAAATGCCATTAGTTTTCCTCGTCTTGTTGTATGTTTGCAGAAGGTTCTATCTTAACATCATATTGCTCTTCTAGCAAATTCTCAACCGTGGATATCCAGGCATTGTCTGATCTTTTTATATTCGGAGAGGTTCTTCTACCATTTTGATTTTGTGGTCTTGTTGCGTTACCTGCTCCTCTTCTTCTTGAGGGCATATTTCTTTGGCCTGATTTAGCTGGTCCCTGTTTATCGCTTGTTGCATCCTGAGCACCTTGTTGTGCGTCAATTAAATCTTTTTGCATTGCGCTTTGGATTCCAGTGAATAAATCATCTTGGTCTACTTCAGGATCAATACCCAGCTCTGTTCTTGCTTCAGTGAGAGTTATAATTGAGTTAACAAATTTTTGAACTATATGTGTTTCTTTTTTGACTTGTGTGTCAACATCAATTTCATTAAATTTAAAGTAACAACGATCTGATACATCTGTTTCTAATGGGTTTTTAATTGGATCAAATCCACCCTCAAAAAGAAGTTCATTAAATATATGTAGTCTTACCATCTCTGCAAACTGTTTTTGGAATTGCTTAATTCTATCGTAAAGCGCGGTATCAAGTCTTTCTGACATTGACCTATTGCCACCATTCATTGTCATTCCAAGGTGATGTGGCGCAACACCTAAACCAATTGCAACTCTTTCCTTAAAGTGATCAAGATAGCTCGATGCATCTAGTGCTTCCTGGCCAGAACCAATCACATCTACATCATGCCTATAAGGAAGAATTAATCCTCCTTCAGCTCTAAGATTTTCTATTTCAGCTGCTGCCTTATCAATTTCTTCTGGTTCTGCTGGCTGATCTGCAGTACCAATTGTATATTTATACAATGGAAATAACTCTCTATGAACTAGATTTTGGATGTCTTCTTCCATTTGTCGAAGAGCCACGATGTCATCTAGCATATTTGATAGAAAAGGAGTACCAAAAGCTCTACCTGGTTTTCTATCAAAGAACAAATGTATTACTCTATCTGCTGACCAAACTGGATCCCTATCTGTTGGAGAGTATGTTAGTGGGTCAGTTGCTTGTTGGTAAGATTTTGGCCTATTATATTTATCTCTAAGAATTCTTACCTGTTCAGTAGGAATAAGATAATAACCAACTATTGGTTGCGTTGCATTAACTGGTGTTAGCGTAGAAGGAAAATACTCAGACAAATCACCTCTTGCTTTTACCGCAAAAACATTTGAAAACTTAATAAGCTGATCTGACAAATCAATTAAGAAATCAAGAAATGGTCTTTTCATTGCCATTTCCATATAGTCTATACGCTGATAAAGATAAGCCACAGCTTCTTGATTTTCGCCAACAATCTTCCAGCCCTCTTTCCAAAAGAGGTCTTTATACTTTGATACAGATTGTTTAACATAGGAATCTGTATCTACAGCCTGAATTATTCTGTCAAAATCATAAGGAGAAGGCTCAAAATTACTTCTTCCTGTATAGAAATAATTAGTTCCTTGATAGCCCAAAGCAAGCGCAGCTACTCTAAAATTCTTGCTAAGAGACTTTACATCTTCAGCTTTTATTTCTATAGCCTGCAACTCTGCCTCAATGGGCTTATTTCTAAAATTGAGATATTTTCTTATAGCCATTATTAGACGTCCAAATATAGGGGAATACTATTTTATAGTACCCCCTATATGGATTAAATTAGCCTTCTTGAACGATTCCGTCAAAAGTCTTTTTAAGAATGATGTTTTTAACAGACTCAATCCAGAAAATGGTTTCTGGTTCTGAAAAATCACTCTTATACGAAAGATTTTGCTCTGAAATGGTTATCTCAATTTTAAACTGCTTTGGAGCAGCGTTTTCTACTTGCTCTGTTGTTTCACTCATTTTATTTATTTCCTTTTAGCTTATTAATTAAATTAGCTTGCTGTCTTATTGTAGCATCTTTTATGACTACCTCGGTCATAAGTTGACTTAATTTTTCTTGGAACACGGATATAATCATGTTTACATCTAAATTAGATTCATCTTCAGTTGAGTTTGAAAAATCTTCACTAGAAGTATTCAAGTTATTGATTGGATTAATTCTAGACATATTTTATTAATTTTCTGCTGGTAAAGAAAATTGTTCTCCATTAAAAATCCATCCAGAAACAACAACATCTTTTTGATCTTCTTCAAGTTTTATGACTTTTGGATCCGACGAGAGTGCCGCAACCCAATCTGGGAGATTTTTATTATTAACTGGAATTACTACTGCAACTTCGTTATCTACAACGAATGCAAAATAATCATAATTTTCTTTGCTAGCCATTTGTGTCTCCTATTATTAAACAACAATTATACCACAATACTCACAGTTTGGACCATCACAGAAAGTGTTCGTTGAGCAGTCAGCATATGTTGTTGTATAGCTAAAGCATGGTCCGCCTCCACAACAGCTTCCATTCAGAGCAGTACCTGGAGTGCATGTAGCCGGTGGAGGATCTGTTGTGCCACCACCATCAGTGCCACTACCTGGGTCGCCACCACCACCAGAGCTAGAACCTCCACCAATTGTTAATTGATATTGTGTTCCATCAATAACAATATATGGATTTCCAGAAATAATTCTAAATTCAAATCTTTCACTTCCATACTGGTAAATAATACCTGCAGCTGTTGCTTCTGTTGCATAACTTTCGTTCCAAGAAGGATTATTTGTTCCTACCGCCCACCTTGCATGATACCCATTGTAAGCAGCATTTGCTTCAACTCCGGGTGAAATTGGGGCTGTTATCTCTAATTCTCCTGTGCCACTTGACGTTGGATACGTTGGAGGCGGGACAGGACCAACTCCACCTCCAAATCTTACTGCTCCGGCAAAGTCTCCAGCTTGTAATTCGTTACCAAAAATAGTCCAACCACCTATTTGACCAGAATTAGCTTGAATAGAACCTTTAACACTTAAAGTGTTTGCACCATCCCAATAAACATAACTATCTATTGTTCCAACTCTAAATTCTGGTGAAGATATTTCAACTCCTGAAGTATCTGTTTTCCATCTATTATTAGAATTAATAAAAACTGATCCAGCTTTTACTGTTCCTCTAATCGATGCTGACGAGAACTCTGCGTGTCCATCCCCACCAATTACCCAGCCAGCTGTGCCATCTGTCCAAGTAGAAGTAGTATTGTTATATGATCCATTATAATTAGATGATCTAATAATTGCCATATTAGCTGGAGCATTTATTGTTGTTTGTGCTCCCTGCTGTTTAAGAATTATTTCGTGAGCGTTAATTGTTCCAGCTGTTATCTTAGATGCAGTCAAAGATCTAACGTGTTGGCTTTCAATTAATTGAGTAGCAGACGACTGCTTTAAACCTGTACTTGGTGTCCATCCTCCGTGAGTTTTCTGATGTATCAACAGCTCTAATTCTTCCGTAATAAGTTACATCTGTTTGAGCAGAACTGTCTGTAGAAGCTCCAGAGTTAGTTGGAACGTCTATTGTAAAAACTGTTGCAGTAGCTTTACCAGTCGATATAAGAGTTGCGCCAAGTGCGTCTGAGTACAACTCATATTCATACTCTTTTACATCAAGATCTTCAGTAGGTTCAAATGAAAACATAACAGATTTATAATTTCCATAAATAAAGAAAGTAGTATTATCTATTGTCCCAGGAACGGTTTGATCTCCAGGAGTTTGAATTCTAATTGACTCATATGGAAAGTCTACGGCAGAAATTTCTGTATTTTTAGCTTTAAGCGTAAACAGATAATCTTGCCCAGGTTTTAATCCTGTTATTGTTTTGATAATTTTAGCCATTATTTTAATCCACCTACTGATTTAAAAGCTATATCTGACTTTACTTCTTCATCATCTAAGGATAAATCATATCTTTTAGAAAAACTATATTTTTCTATTTTACATCTATTTCCAGAAGATGATTGATTTTTTTCAGCTAAAATTTCTATTTCAAAAGAAAAGTCTCCATACACTTCTTCATATACAAAAAATATGTTTTCAGATATAATATTTAAAGAATAAATATTTTGGTTTTCTTGTTTTGTTGCCGAATATAAATCAATATCTACATTTGATTTTACTACTTTTTGCCCATCACCAATTGCAGATGTTTTAATTATTTTAATTCTTATCTTTCCGCAATCTGGTCCTTTTTCTGCATATAGTTTAAATTCTGGTCCGTTGAATGTTCCTATAGCCTTTGCTCCAACAGCAGAAGTTTGGTTTTGGTTCCAAGTTCCTGGTGTTCCAAGAAATGATAACGAAGCTATTCTGTCATTTGATGAACTATTTTGTACAACTGTAGAATGTTTATCTATCGAAGAATTCGATGTTCCAACTTCTGAAGCGATGAAGTTTGCGCCTGCTGTAGGAGTAGTTGATATATACGCGCC